GGCCGCCTGCACCCGTCGCGCGAATTCCTCGCCGTTCGCCGCGTCGAAGCAGTGCGCGTAACGGGCGTGCGAAAGAAAGTCATCGTGATCCTCGAGGCACGCCTCGAAGTCCGGATACTTGCGCCACCAGGCCGAAACCATTTCCCAGCCGTTGCCGATGCTCCACTCACGTGTATCCATCGCAATGCGGTCGCCCAGCCATGCCGGATCCGCTTTGACCCCGAAAAGGTTGAAGGCCTCTACTGCCAGGCGAGAGTGCCCCCAGCCGGATTCGAGCGCGGCCTCAGCTACCGTGAAGGAGGCCGGAACCCGCGTTTTGGCTTGCGCGGCTTGCGCCGGCGCGGACATCGCGGCAATAAATTCTGCTGGCGTCATGGCGTCCCCCGTTCAATGCACCCACTGGAAAAACGAATCGGCGGGCTGCCTCGAATCATGGTCTTTAGCCTCGAGCGCCGCAACCCGCGCGGCCAGCACCTCGACCTTATCGATCAACGCCAGCATGGCCGGCGCCAGGTCCTCGGCCGTCAGCGGTTCACGGTTCATGGCTTCGCTCCGGTCACGGTGATGCGCTCGGGGTGCTCGCTGACATAACGCTGCTGCCACCCGGCGACCTGGGCTGCAAGGCGGCCGTTTTCGCCTTCGAGCCGGCCGATTTCCCCTTGGCCTGCTTCAAGAAGTCCGACACTTTCGCTGAGTAGCCGGTCGAGCTCCCCGACGTCTTCGGCGATTGCAGCAATTCGGCCTGAACAGGCGTCCCCGGATCGTCGACTATCGGACAGGTCGGCTTCGAGGGCGTGCTGCACCCGGACTGCGTGAGCAGAAAAAGAAGCAAAATGAACGTCTCGTTTGCGGCTCTCAGCGGCATTTTCCTTGCGCTCCTGATCGATGATTGCGTTAAGACGGGCCTCGCGGGCCGTCGCTTCGTCGCGCGTCGCTTTGAGCTGGCCGGACGCCGCCAGCTGCGCCTTCGTGGCGTCCTCGGTGTCGAAATGCGCCTGTACCGTCGCGCCGGCGCCCCCGCCGACCGACGCCACGATCAGCAGCGGGCCCAACAGCTCGAGCGCTCGGTTTCGTTTCTGTCCCTCGGTCATCAGCGCCCCCGGCCAACCTGGTTAGCCTCGACGGCGGCGAGGCGGCGCTTAAGTTCTTCGATCTGATCGTCGCGGCGGGCCAGGTCGCGGGTGGCGTCGCCCTGCTTGTAGAGGTCGCGGCGGTCCTCCGCGTAGCGCTCCACCGAGCTTTCCAGCCTGCCGAACCGATGCTCCGCGTAAAGGGTCCCTAGGACGGTCTGAAGGAGCAAGAAGCCGACGGTGTAAAGAGGCACGCCAAATCCGGCGATCGACCAGCCAGAGCGCGCCTGGAGCGTCCCGCGCCCACTTTCCCCCACATCTACGTCCAGCTCGCGCAGGTTTCTCGGATTGGCGCCCATCGGTCACCCGGAATTGGTGGCAAGGGGCGTTTGGAGCGCCTGACGGCGCGCGGGCTGCCTAGCCGTTTGACCCTGCCGAGAGTGACAGTACGGGCCGGCGGCGAAGCTTAATCCCCTGAAAAGGGTATGCCTTCAGCGGACATTTCACCTGGGCGGTACAGTCAACGCGTGATCAGCTGTTTTCGCCTTTACCCGAATGAAAGCCTCAAGGCCAAGCGTCTGCGCTTGGTGCGGTCGCTCTTGGAGCTAAATCGAACAATCGGGGCCGCATATGTTTTTGTGAAACATTTCGAAGCGCAGCGGACAAGGCCCGGGAATCTCACGTGAACTGCGCTGTCAGCGTGAACTGAATCCCGTCGCCGCTGCTCAAGACCTGACCTGTGAAGTCGGCGTGCGCGAACATGTTGCCGCCCGTGATTCCGGTCTGCCCGGGCGGATTGCCAGGCGTCACGACGTCCGCGGCGGCGATGGTCGAAATGGCGCTCGAACCGTTCTGCGCGCGAGTGACCGTCAGGGCGGTCGAGCCGCTGCCGGCCGTCACCTTCATGACTTCCGTGCGGATCTGGATGTAGTTGTTGTTGCCTGGCGTGAAGGTGGCTGAGGTGTTCAGCGTCGTGCTGCTGTTCGACCCGACGACGCCGCCCGCAGCGACCGCCGCGACCGCCGGCTGCGTGGTCGAATCGAATACGCCTAATTCCGCGATCGTGCGCCCGGCGCTCGCCGTGATCGTGCCGACGAGCTGGTAGGTGTCGTTCGTGTACGTGGTGGTGATCTGGGACGACGTCGCGTTCACCCGCGCCTCGGCCGACTCATCGAACATGCCGACATCGGTCGCCGCTGCCGTCAGGCCAGCGGGATTGAGGCCCCAGGCGATCACCTTCGGTTCGGCCTGCGTCGGCGTCGAGCCGATCATCCGGCCGGCGAGCATTTCCTTGCTTTTGCGCGTTCCGACGGTTGCCATGATTTACCCCTGCTGATCCGGTGGGACGGAGTGAAAGTGGCCCTTTATGCCGCGTATCCAGCGATGCCAAAGACGCTTGAACGGATTGCGGTGCCAGTAGGCGACGGTCCCGAGCGGTTCGCGCGTGCCGTCAGCGCGGATGATGGTCGCCTCTAGTCGCATGGACACCGGCTGCTTCGTTTCCATCTTCTCTTCCTTCATGGCGTGGTCGCAAAGGTGACGATGCGGTCGTCCAGCCAGCTTGTGATCGTCGCGGCCCCGGCCGTCACCCTGTAGAGCGGCATCCGGCCTGATGTGTAGCCTGAGGCATTCGTGGTCACTAAACCTGTTGTCTTGTTGAACTCAACATAGTTCACCACGCTGGCAGACATCGCGATGGTCCCATTCGCAAGCCTTTGAGTCACGTTGCTGCCGTCGCGATAGGGACCCCCGTAGTATCCCCAGGTGAGGCCGGATGTGGTGCTCGCGCGCCGGCCACCGAAAGAGCCTTGCGATTCGGCGTCGGCCGCCGCGTTCGCAGTGACTTCCTTCTGCGATTGAGCGCTACTGATCTGATCAAGAATGCTGGTCGGTCCGTCTGCCATGTGTGCCCCTTTACATCAGACGCTCAAAGTCGCGAATCACGAAGATCCATAGCACGCACAACGCCGCTACCGCGACGCCAAGGGATATCCAAAGAAGAAGCATTTAGAACCCTGCCGTGTAGCCGGCTGGCGGCGAATAGGTGAACGCGCTCGCGCCGAAGTTTGCGGTAGCGTCCGCGTGAGTGCTGTTGCCTGAGTAGGCTGCGGCGAACATGAAGTAAGGCGCCGCCCAGCCGGATGGGCTGGCAGTCAACACAAGCGTGTTGTTCTTGTAAAATTTTATAACCGGGCTGCCAGCGCTCGCGCAATCCAGCGCGATTCCTATTATGTCGCCGTTGTTGTAGCCGCCGAAGCCGGATGCGTTCACGCTATTGTTGAGTAGTCCGTAGCCGCTGTCCCAGCACCCATACGTGTAATTTTGCGCAGTCGCCAGTGATCCATTGCAGCTGGAATCGCACACTCCCAAAAACAACGCGTTGTTGAGAGTACCGGAGTTGCAACTGACCGCCGTGATTTCGATGTAGTACTTCCCGGTGCTGTGGCTGACCGTGCTTTGAGTCCCACGATTGGCGGCCGATGGCGGGGTAGTCGCCGTAATCGTCAAATTGCCATTCGATAACGTCTGTCCAGATTGAGTTTTTGCCGGATCCCACGTAGTCGTGTTGCTGGAGATGAACGTCTTTGAAAGCGATAGAGCGGTCGCTTGCGATATCGAAAACGATTTCTTGAAAGTGGCGCCACGGGTCAACGCAAGGCTTGTCGGTACGGTGATCGAAAGCGATTTCATGTAAATCGTTCCCGCCTTCGGCGGAATCGTGATCGTCGCCTTCGCCATCATGCCCGGACCCGTCACTGCCGATATCTGTTGCACGCCGAAAGTGATCGAGGTCAACCCGCTGCCGCCGAAGTCCGTGATCTGCTGAGCGAGCGTGTAGGTAACTGTTTGCGCGCCCGTGACAGTGAAGGCCCGAATCACGCTCGCGCCGCTGAAGATAGAGACGATGTACTGCTCCGTTGCCTCGTTCATCGGCTCATCGACGCTTTCGAGCCATTGCCAATGAATCCGATTGCGCCGCGTCCACGTGAGGATGATGTCGTTGTAGTAGCCGGCGCCGCCCGCGTTCAGCAGGACTGGCGAGAAGCAAACGAGCGTGTTCGCCTTCGCGGTGATCGTCTGTTGGGCGCCGCTGCCGACTGCCTGCCCGGCGCTCACCGCTTGATAAAGGCGCGGCTGGCCGATATCGGCCGTCGGTATCGGTTGAATCTGGATGACCCCCGGAGGACTCAGCAGTACGAACGTCTCGCCGATGCCGTGCCCGATCGCGGCCCATTCGGTACCGAAGCGACCGCGCAGAAGACCGGAGAGCTTGTAGGTGGTGCCGCTGACCAGCACGGCATTCTTGAACTGGAAAATCTCGTTGCCCAGCAGCCCGACATTGCCACCGTTCAGGACCGACAATTCCGGCAGAGAGGACAGCGTGCTGACCGACAGCAATTGCACGTTGACCGTGTTGCCTTCGTCGAACAGATTATTGCCGAGCCAATCGCCGAGCTCTGTCGTTGACTTGCCGACGGTCGAGGCCGCACCTTGCGAGACGCCCGCTACCCATGTGATTCCGCTGTCGCTCGACTTGAACAGCGTGGCCCCAGGCCATCCGGTCGCGCCGTACATCGCGACATAGAGATTCGCTCCGGCTCCGTCCGCGTCGCGTAGCGGCGGAATGTCCATGATGACCGCCGTGGTCGCGACCGGCCCGCTCACGGGCTGAATCGAGCTTATCGCGCCGCCTGCCGCAGACTGCGAATAGACCGGGGCGCAGGCCGAAGCCTCCCAGTCGATCTTGCCAGCGGCCTCGGTCTTGCGCGTGATGCGAGCGAGGTATAGCTCGGTGCCGCTGTTGATGTAGATAGGATCAGTAGGTTCAAGTTGCGCCCACTTGTAGGAGGTCGAGAATTTGAAGACGGTACGGCCAGCGATTGCATCCCACAGCACGATCGCCGCCGCGACTGCCGCCCCGGTGTCGTCCATCACGGCCGCAGTGTCGATCGACCGGATATTGTTCTGCTGAGTGGTGCTGATGCGGCGCGCGTACTGCATCCCCTGCTGATACTGGGAAGCGAGCGCGTAGTAGGTCAGGTTGATTTGCGTCGGCAGCTCAATCTCTGATCCGCGGGTAAAGACGAGCGGCTGAGCGCTGATCTTCCCGTTCACCTCGGCGCCCATATCGTCGAGCGTGATCGTGGCAACCGGCGTCGCCGAGCGCTTCACGAACTTCGCCTTCGTGTCGGACTCGACGCCATCGAACCACCAGGCCGGCGTCAGCGCCTCAAGTGCCGCGCGCCCGGTCATCTGCCTATCCACAACGAAGCCCCACACGCCGTCGGTCAGAGCAGTGGTGTCTAGATTGCCGGATGCGATGCCCTCGCGCTGACAGATATCGTTGACGATGGACGAGAGCGTCACGGTCGAGAGCGGGGTCCCGGTCTGCCCGACGCTCAGCGCGTGCGCGTAGTTGTCAGCCATGTAGACCAGTATCCCGCCGTCCGCGTAGATCGAGGCCCAGCCGACGCCGACGAGGGCGCTATAGGTCAGGTTCGCGGCCTGTACGACTTGACCAGCCGATAGGTTGAAGTAGCGCGCGGTATTTCCCATTCCTCCTGAGCCGTCGATGTGCCAGAACGACGTGAGGCTCGATTCCATCATCGTGTCGCTGGCGTAATCGAAGTACGGATCGACCCATGCCCCTACGACACCGGGCGCAGGGTTGACTGCCGCAGCGCCATCCGACGAGTTGGTGAATTGATAGTAGGCGACCTCGCTTCCAGGGCCGTTCGAATTGATCGTCACGACGTGCAGCCAATACTTACCGCTACCGGTGTCGTGAGTGATGACGGCGAGGTGACCCCAATCGGCGGACGGAAACGCGCCGACAAGCTGCCAAGTGCCTGTCACGCCAGCCGGCAGCGTCAGGGCTGGAATCACATCTCCCAGGATCGTGAACGCTCCGGTATCGCAGACGTACAGGCTTGCGGCTGCCGTGGTCGAAGCATGCCCGACGATATTTCCGAGCGCGTGCGAAAAGACGCCGGACTGGCCGCTCGTCTGAATCATGATCATGCCCATCTGATGACCGGCAGGATCGAGAAATAGCGGGCCGTTGCTGATCGAGTTTTCGTATCCGGTCGGCGTGTCGTTGTTGAGAGAGCTGCCGTCCGTTAGCGCAACCTGAAACGTTCCGGTGATGCTGTTGTAGGTCGTGAGCGTTTTTTTGACGGCCCGGCAGGCGCCACCGGAGAAGCCCGTCAGGTACGGCATATCCGTGAACGAACTGAAGTGAAACCCGGTCGCCGCGTTCTCCCAAATCTTCGTGATCGCCAGCGCAGAGGCCGTCGTGACGATTTCGGCGCTAATCGCAGGTTCAACGTTTCCGTAATTGGCAAGCGGAATGCCACGGAAAACGATGTAGGCCGTACCGCGGTAGGCCGGCGTGTTGCCGACGCCGTTTTGCGGAAACGATTGAAGCGTCGGATCAGGACCCTGTAGGTAATCCCCTTTGTAGACGGTCAGATATTTCCCGCGAAACAGATTCGATGCTTGAACGGTCGCGGCCGTCGCCGTGTCGCTCACGTCGTAGATCAGGATCCCGTTGGCCCAAAGCCTGCGAATATCGGTGATCGGCCCTTCGCACAGCGCGACCGCGAACCAGCCGTAGGCTGAATAGGTCGTGCCGGATGGACCACCTTTGCCAGTGCTAGTACCGGCTTCAACGATGTCTATCTGATCGATTAGCGTCGTCGAAATGCGGAAATTTCCATACCCGAAAGGCAGCATCGTCCCGTAGGACGCATTCATCGTTTGCAGATTCTTGACGTGCGGGCCGTCGATCTTGGTCGGGAAAGCGGCGCCACCGATTAGCGCGCCGGCTGCGAAGCCGAGCTGCGGATAGCCGAAGTAGGTGCCGACCGCCGTGCCGACTATCTCAAGCGCGATCTGGCCGACGTTCTGGCCCACTTACTTGACTCCCGGAAGCGCGAAGGCTCCGCGAATCAGCGGGCGCCAGGTCGGATCGATCGCGTTCTCGACGACCTGCCGTGCCTGCGCATAGGAGTGAATCACGGTGAGCTGCCCGTCGAATTCCGCGACGATGCCCATGTGATGCGGATCGACGTCGAATGCAAAGACGAGCACATCACCCGGCTGCGCGGTGTGCGAAAGAATCGCATGCAGATATTTCGCGCACGTCGGCAACAGCGTGCCGTCCGGGTAGCGCGAATAGTTCGGCGTCTCGACGCTCTCGAACAAGCCCAGCTCCTCGCCGACGCAGATCACGAGGCCGGCGCAGTCGATCCCGCCCTTCGGACCTTTGACGCGCGCCTGGTGATGCCAAGGTGTCGATAAATAGGAACGCGCGCACTCGACCACTTGCGCGCGCGTGACCATCAGACGCCCCCGGGTCGCATCATCTTGTCGATACCGGGCAGGCGCGGGAAGCCGCCGAAGCTTGCCGCGACGTTGAACTTGTTCTTGCAGTCCTCGGTGAAGCGCTTCATGCAGCCCGGATAGATCGTGAACTGATCGCCGATTGCGATGTTGTTCAGCATCGGCAGTTGCAGCACGATCGAGCCGCCGGACATCGCGCTACCTTGAATGTCGGCCGAGCGCCCTGTATTTAAGCCGGTCGTCCAGGTGAGGAAGCCGTAGGCGAAGTAGGTATCGGGCTGTCCGAGGCTCGACGCGTGGAACGCCTGATTGTTGGTGACGCTCGTCACCGACACGGCGGTAACGGCGAGTGCCGGCAGATTGACCGGGCAGTGCGACCACGAGACGGCGCCGCTCGAAGTAAGGTTGCCGAGCACCCACCGGCACGTCGGCGTGATGAGGTGCCCCATCTGCTTTTGCAACCATTGCGTGATACCGCGCAACTCCGCCTGGTACTGATTCGGACTCGTGACAGTCACCTGGCCGAGAACGCCGTAGCGCATCTCGTAGGCGCCATGCGCGAGATTCTTGCGATTGACCATGAACATCCTGAACTGCGCGTCGTCCCACTTGCCGGCCATCAGGTCGGCCTCGGTGAAGACGCCCGATTGCAGGTAGGCGATGACCTCGACGTGATCGACGGTCAGATCCGCCGAGCTTTGCATCTGCGTTGGCGTGTAGCCCTCGGTCGGGTCGTAGGTGTGGCCGCCGAAGACGATGGGCTGATCGCAGTCGGTGAAATAGAACGCGGCGCCGTCGGTGCGTGTGATTGCCAGGCACGTATTCAGCGTCAGGACCTCGGCCTGCAGATCGGCGAGCAGGCCGGATGAGATGTTTTTCATGTGCGCAGCTCGATGATCGGAATGGTCGGCCAGCGAATCAGCAGATCGCCGCCCGATTGCCGGTCCACGATTTCATATTTCATGTCGTCGACGTCGAAGCGCACCGGCACGTCGAACTGCCCGGTCCATGTGAGCGCGTGGCCGGTGACAGGCGGGCTTCCGAAAGTTGCGAGGCCCGTCGTGTAATCGACCGTCGGCGATACGGGCGAGCCGTTATCGAAGAAGGCGCAGGTTCCGGAAATCGGCTTGCGGATGAGGCGCTGATCGGTCATGGCGCCGGTCGGGTAGTTTTTCACCATCTGGAAGACGGTCGTTGCGCCGTCGCCCACTCCGGAGAGCCCGAGCACGCCGGCGCCGCTGTTCATCGAATCGGTGAAGTCGGTGAAATCCTTGAAGCGGAAGCCGTGAGTTTTGCCGTTCATGGCGCGGAAATAGGCGATCAGCGGCCCGTATTCCGTCAGGGTCTTCACGACCTGGCCGACGTCCCAGGACATGCGCCCGTAGGCCCACTGACTGAGCCGCTGCTCGAAGCCGGAGCGCAGGCCAATGACGACCGTCGCGTACCCGGGGCCGCCCTGCGCATGGAAAGCGATGGCCTCCGGGAAGCGCGGGGTTTCGATGAATGCCATCAGTTGTTACGCCTGTGCGAAACGGCGATGGCCCGAGCTGCCGCGGCGCCGGTCAACGCCATCGATTCGCGGGTCACCGGCTGGCCGGGCGGCATGTGGACGTGGACGACGGTCGAGCCGCCCCAGCTACCGGCCGGCGCGATGCTGCCGCTGCGGCCCGGCACGAACAGCTCAGGCCCGCGCTCACCTACCAGATAGGCGCTATTGGCGCTCACCGGGCCGCCCGCCTGCTTGCCGAAAATCGATCCCAGCGACGTCAGGAGGCCCGCGAAGCCGCCCGGACCGGCCGCAGATGCCGGAGGACCAGCTTGCCCCGGCGCGAGCCCTGAGCCCTTGAATAGGCCCCCCAGCGAGGCGAAAATCCCGCTCCCGGTCGGGCCGCCGCCGAAAATCTGCTTTGCGATGTCCTGAGCGGCGATTTTCGAGAGCTCCTGGAAGATCGAATTGACCATGCTGCTGAAAGCCTTGCGGACCGATTCCGTGCCATCGATCACCTTGGCGAAGTTGTCGGCGAAGGCCGTTTCGAACATGTTTTCGAACTTCTGTCCCAGCGGATCGGCGTCGGCTTTCAGTTGATCCAGCTTCAGATGCAGCTGCTCGGCCGCGAGGATGGCTTCTGGCGTCTTCGACTTCTCCGCCAATGCGTCGTAGTCGGCGACGAGCGTTTCCAGCTGCGCGATTTCCGCCCTGCGAGCCTCGCCGAGCTGCGCAAGCGCCTGCAGGCTTCCGATAGCGCCGGTCTGCTCGCGCAGCGCGATGCGCTGTTCGACAATGCCGGCGCGCGCCTCGAGCTCGCTGATTTCCTTCTGCTTGGCAGCGGTCAGGTCGTTCGCCCTCTTAGCCTCAATCTCGGCCCTCGCCGCGATGTCGCCTTCCGGCCCGAGCTTGCGGCGCGGGATCTGCTCGAGCGATAGCCTCGCCTGGGCGTCTGCCGCTTCCGTTAGGTGCCCAGTTAGCTTGAGCAGTTCGACGCTCAGCACCTCGATCGACTCGCGCTGCTTCTGCGCCGCCTGCTCTTCGTCCAGCGAGTTCGTAATCAGCGAGAGAGTCGCGGCGCTGGCCGCCTTGGCGCTCTTGTCGCGGAGCTCGCGGACCTTTTCCTCGCCGGCGATGATTTCCTGATCCTTCAGGCCCTTCGTCTTTAGGTACTGCTCGGCCGCAGCAATTTCCGCTACGTAGTCGGCCTGCACAGTGCGGAGGTTGTCCTGGATCGCCGTGGCCCGCTTCGCGTAGTAGTCCTGCAGCGTGATCTGATCTTGGTTGTAGTAGCGCGTCAGAAATTGCTCGCGCTGCGCCAAGATCGCGTTTTCCTCTGCGATCGAGCGGTCGAGGTCTTTGATCGCCGCGTCGCGGATTGCCTTCTCGTCGGCCGTCTTCTCGATCTTGATCTGAATGGTCGGCTTAACCGGCTTCTGCAGGCGCCGCGTGACCTGGTCGGTGAGGTCGCCCGCTTCGCCGCCCGCCAAGGCGACGGCCCGCTGCTGGGCAAGAAGGCCGGCAAGTTCGGCCTTCGCCGCGATCGCTTGCCGCTGCAGCCCCAGCAGGAATTCCGGCGTCTTTATTGACGGGGCGGCGATCTGATCCTGCAGGCGCTTGACCGCATCGCGCGCGCCGTCGATCCGCTCCTGGATCGGCGTGTCGGTAATCGATGCGAAAAAGTTTTTAGCCGGGATCGAGATGAGCGTTTGCAGGAGGCCTGCGCCGGCCCTCTGCGCGGCCAGCATGTTTTCGGACAACGAGCTCAGCGCCGGCAGGAATTCCTGAATTAGCGCGTTCGCGTTTTCGTGAAAGGTGACGCTCAGCCGCTTGAGGTTCTTCTCAAACTCTTCGGCCTGCTTCGCTTGCTCGGCCGTAACGCGTGACTGAATCTCGCCTCCTTCGGCCAGGTCGTGCAATAGCGGCAGCATGTTCGCGCCGCTCTTGCCCATCAGCAATTGCGCGAGCGCGACCTTCTCCGCACCGTCCTGATACTCATTCAACCGCTGTGCGATCAGCCGAAAAACCTCGTCCGGCTTCTGCCCGATCAGGTCCTTAGTCGAAATGCCGATCGCCTGGAATGCAGCCGTCGTCTTCTGGCCGCCGTTGGCAGCATCGATCATCGACTTCGAGAGTTTTTGCAGGCCAACGTCTAGCTGATAATTGTCGGTA